CTCGCCCACATCTCTCACACCTCCGAAGTGACGTGGCGCGGGCACTCGTGCCTGCCGTGTCGAGACTCATCCTCGACCCGTACCCAGACACAGGCGCCCAATACACGCACCATCCGCCAAACCGTGAATACTCGTGAGAAGCGCCGGCTAGCTGTTGATCTGCACCGCGTGGTTGTTGCGCAGTACCGCGCAACCGTACAGCACGTCCACCGTGAACTGCTGCGACAGAGTATTTGGCTGATAGCTCATCGTCACTCGCATGCCGAAGTTGCCCAGTTCCGCGTACTCCGCAATCGCACCCGTTCCCGGCAGCGGTTGCGGCAGACGCCGGACCACCAGACCGATCGCATCCTTTTCGAATGCCAGGTTATGCGTGTTCAGCGGCGAACTGCCCGTCGCCGGCACGTACTGCGAACGGAACACGTAGAAGTCTTTCAGCTTCCCGATCGTTCCGTCGATCATCGTCCGCAGACCGGCCTCGCCGGCGGTCTGGAATTCACTGAAGCGCGGAATCTGGCGCATCTGCGAATACGTGTTGCTGTCGACAATCAGGTACTTCGGACGATTCGTCGGAACCTTCGCCTGGAACAGCGCGGTTTCCGCCTGATCGATCACCGCTTCCGTGATCGGCGTGCCTGCCGAGCCCAGCGGCGAATTCGCCGTGAAGCCCGCATACAGGTTCAGCAGATCGCTCTCGATGCGCTCCGCGATCGCCACCACAGCCGGCTGCATATATACGCGAAGAAGATCCGGCACCGCCAGAACTTTCGTGATATCCGGAATCTGGAAGGTGGCTTCCACGTGCGAGTTCAGCACGATCTGTGCATTCGAAAGGCTGGGATTCTGCGGCTGCACCGCCCCACCTTCCGCAATGTTATTGGCCACCAGCTGCGGCGCGATCGGCACATTGACCGTATCGCCCGCCTGCGCCAGGACCGGCTCATAATCGCGATTCACCAGGTTCCCCATCACGAGGTTCCCGACCAGGGCTGGCAGCGCATCCGCCGCCACCAGTTTCACGATTGCATTTGCTACATTTGCTGACGTAATTGAAGGCATCTTTCTCCTTTTTCTTCTCTTCGGGTCCATGAAAAAAGGGAGAGCCGAAGCCCTCCCTTTTCCCCTCGCCCGCGGCATCGGCCGCTATCGTTCTTCGTCCATCCGCAACGCCGCGCTTCTCAATCGCCTGCCCGGTGACGCATCGCGTCACCAGGTGAGAACGCCCGACCCCCCGGAATCCCTTACCGCAGCGACTGCGACGCGACCCGCAATATCTCCTGCCGCGCCCGCTCCAGATCTTCTTTACTCATCGACGGCCCGATCTTGTCCAGATCGATCGATCCGGAACTCGTCGGCGCAGCCTTCTGGGTGCCCGTCATCCCCGTCCCCCCGGCAATACGCGCCGGCAGAAACTCGGGATTCTCCTGCACGAAGCCCGTCAGGAACTCGCCCAGAGACTTGTCTCCGTGCTCTCCGTTTTCGCCTCGCGCCACCACGCGGCCATCCTCGGTGCGGACGATTCCGTCCTGTACGGCCTTATAAGCCAGATCGACTTTCACCACGCCCAGCCTTTGCAGCTCGCTGCGGATCGCGCTCGCCCGCTGTGCCTCCTCGGCAACCGCGCGTGCCCGCTTGTTCTCTTCCCCCATCTCGTTCAGCCGCTTTTCCAGCTGCTCGCGACGCCTGCGTTCTTCCTGCAGTTCCGTCTTGTACGCAGGCTCCCGCCTCGCGGAGTCCTGCCGCATGTATTCGTTGATCGCTTGTTGTACGATCGTCTGCACGTCCACAGATTCGTCCATGTTTGTCCTTATCTCGCCTCCTCTACTTCGAGTCGATCTCTTCCGCGATACGATCCTTGATTTCCTGGCGCGCATCGCACAAGTACTTCAGAGCCACCCGTTTGAACACCTGCTTCTTCAGGGTCGGCGACTCAATTCCCAGTTGCAGCAAACTCGCGGCATCTGCTGCCTCCGTGCTGAAGTCCGTGATGTCGAATGAATCCACCCCGGTTACGTCCACGGTAAGGTCGTCCTGCCGCGCTGCCGCCACGGCGTTCATCACATTCCGCATCGCGTCCTTCACCACATCTCCGTACGCGCTCAGAATTTCCTGAGTAACTGCGAAATCCCACTGCTTGCTCAGGCCCGATTGCATCGTCCCGCCGCCTTCGCCCGCCTGTTGCATCAGATACGACACCCGGTAAATCTCGTCCTTGAGTCGGTTCAGATTGTCCGACGCGATCTGGTAAACTTTGCCTTCCGGCTCCGCCCATCCAAAGTGATCGCCCGGGTCCATCTGGATGTAGTAACTCTCGCCCACCACCTGATCCCACGTCTTCCCGGAATAGATCACCGGCATCGCGAACAGCCCCATCGTGATCGCCCACGCCAGTGCATTCGATTTGTTGAAGTGCTCCAGCTGCAGCGTGGCCGCCTTATTCGTCAGCCATAGCCCGTCGCTTACGCGCAATTCGAACACCGGCACCTTGGCGATCCCCGCAAATCCGTGCCGCCCGCGCTCCATTAATTCGATCTGCTTCCCCTGCTCGTAAGTCTCGTAGTTCTCCCGGTCGTAATAGGTCCACCGCGTCTCTTTCTTCCACCCGAGCGACTTCACGCCGTCCTGCTTCAACATGGTTGTCCGGGTGACCACCCATTCCAGCTCTCCACGATCGTCGTAGCTCCAGTTAATGACCTCTTCGGCCGAACATGGCATAAGGTATCCCCGGCTCCGCCCCAGAGCGTCTTCCTCGGCCCGGGACCGCGCCGGAACATCTCCCGACGCGCGCGGAAAGTCCACCACCACGTACGCTTTCCCGCACACCAAAGCCTCAATCAGCTGCTGGCGGAAAAACTGCGTCAGCGTAGTACCCCTCTGGTCGCAGTTCTGTACGAACTGCCCGAAAAACTCCCGTGACGGGCCGCTGCCTCCAGTGAACTCCACCACCGGCTCCTCGCGCATCAGCGTCGCGGCATACCAGTCCACGATCGACCCGACGTAGTTCTCATAGAACACGCGTCCCAGCCGTTCCTGATAAACCTCCGCGGGTTCTTTGTGACGACGCACCAGATACTCCGCCGCATTCTTCCGAAACTCTTCCCCGCCGGCGTAGATATCGCGATACCGCCGCCACATCCGCGCCCGCGACACATAGTCCGGATGCTCTTGTGTAATATGTTGATTCGTCTGAACCGTTTCGCTCATATCTGTTCTCACCGTCTCTTCAGCTTCTCTGGCAGCCCGACCCGGCCCCTTGCTTTCCTGCCTGTCCGCACCCGTGGCGCGGGCCCTCGTGCCTGCCGCGTCGAGACTCATCTCGACGCTTTTCTCTCCAATTCCGCGGTAGACCTGAGCCAGGCGCCACCCTCACACAGCGGGCAGCCTATGAAGCAGCCATGAGGGGCAGGTTGGCAACCTGCAGGCCGATTGTCAATCGGCCCAGTCGAGCGAAGCTCGACGCCAACCCGACCGGCACACCCACAACCTGTGCCTGCCTCCTGCCCCGGTGGGTACCAGGTGGGTCAGGCTTCAGCCTGTGGGGTCGAGCGAAGCTCGACGACCATAGCCCCGAGCCACCCCGGCTCCCCTTCAAAACAACCGCTGCCCCCGCTCCCCGATCGTGTTATTCTCCCGAAACTCCCGCCAGATCAAATACCCCAGCGCATCCGACGCATGCGTCCTCTTCCGGTCCTTGTTCTTATCGATCTGCGTCGATTCTTCCTCGTACGCCACCTGCTCGAAGTCGTCGATCAATTCCCTGCAGCGAGGCGACACCATCATGCTCACGTCGCCCGCCGCGCTGCACAGCTTCGCATTCACGGTCGCGACCCGGTCCCTTACGCTCGGGTTGGACTTCGGCGTGTTCATCCGCAGCTTCACGCCGCGCTCCGAAAAATACCGCCGAATCACCTGATAATCCGTCGAATCCGACGCCGTGTGTGTCGACGTGCCGTTCGCGTCCCCACACACCACCACGCCAGCCTGCGGCCTTCCGAACTTCCTCTCGAACTCTTCGCATGCGTGCTCCGTTGTAGACCTTCGCAATACAATTTCGTCCAGCACCCGTATCTCGCCCATAAACTCCTGCGCCACCAGCGAGCACAGCGGGTCCACGTTGAAATCCAGCGCCCAGTAAAGATTCAATGCCGGATTCATCTCCACATCCGCCACGTTCTGATCGCGCCGGAACGCCGCATACACCAGCCCGCCCCGCGCGTTCAGGTAATCGCCCAGCACTTCCTGCCGAAAAAACGTCTCGTCGTAACTCGCCTTCAGCCGGTCGTAGAAATCCGGCACCTGATCCAGCAGGAACCGGTTCTCGTACGGCCTCGCCTGAATCGCCTCATAGCCTTCCACCGGGTGCGAGATAAACTTCCGGTACACCCAGTCGAAACCCTTCGGCGTCCACACTGCGAACCCGCAATGACGCTTCGCCAGCGGATCGCGCAGACGGCCTTCCAGCCGCAGCCACGCGCCCTCCTGCGTATACGTCAGCTCATCCAGCCCGAACCACGCCAGATTTGTGCCGCGCAGCCGGTCGAAATCTTCCACCGGCCGCAACAGCATCCGTGATTGGCTGTCCTTCATCGTCAGAACGTAGTCTGCCTTATTCAGCACGAAAGGCAAATCGTTCGTCTCCAGAATCTCCGTCAGCGACGCCAGCGTCGAATCCCGCAACATTGGATATGTCGGCGCTCCAATCAGCCCCGTCCGTCCGGGGTTCTGATACGAGAGTCGTATCGCCTCCTGGCACAACGCCTGGCTCTTTCCCGACCCGATCGGCCCGGAAAAACCCTTGAACCGCGCCTCCGAATCGTGAAACTTCTGCTGACTCGGCAGCGGCGAATGCGCAATTACCCGTTCCAGGTCTCGCATGAGCCGATCCAGCGCACAGTGATGTTCCGCGGCTCCTCCGCGCCGAGTTCCTTCCGCAACTGCAGCAACCGTACAAGGTCCGTCAGCGACCCTTTCACTCCGCCCTCTTCGCGAAGGTGTTTGCCAATACTGGCAATTGCCGCATCGATTGCGCCCAGTAACTGCTCCGCCTCTTGGGGCGTTTGATTTCCGTTCTCAACTGGACTTTCCATGACCGAAATTTAGCAGCAGCCGGAAAGTAATCACGCCAATTAAAATTTCAAGTTACTGAAAACAAGCCAAATATAAATAAACAAAATCTGTGACTGACTTTTTCGAAGCTCCCGGATTCACAGAAATGCGAGCAGATTAACCCCGCAAATCGAGAGCCTTCAACCTGAACCGGCTGAACTTCCGAATAGCGTAGCCCGTGGCGCCGCAACACATCCCGATTCCATGGCGGGCAGCGATTCTGTCTATGCCGCGGTACCGCGACTTGGTCTCAAGCCACCTGCGGAACTCTGCCGCCAACGCAATCCCCGCATATCGGGTTGTCTCTGCGATCTCCCAACAAACTCGTCCATCGATGGTCCGGCATCCCTGCCCGGCCGCGACCGCAACGGAGCGACTGCCCGAGGGTACCGACCGGGGAGATAGGTACAGATAGTCTCGAAGGGGGCCTCAGACTGGATATGCCCTCGAAGGAGTGCAACGCATTGGAACAATGGCAGTCGCGCGCCGCACCACGGCCACAGGCCATCAGCAAGGAGGCGCTGATCGTCGCAGAGCCCTCGGCGTATCTCACTTGGGGTTCGCACAAGATCCTGCAGCGCCCTATGCGAATGCGGCCGAAGAAAGCGTGGCCGGCGGCGAGCATTATCGGCGACCTGCCGAAGCGTGAAGGCCTGATTCAGGGGCGTCAAACACTGCGCAGGACGCCACCGTACACGGATCCTTTGCGCCAGGCGCACGATGCCCATCAGGTTTGGAGTTTGGATTTCAAGGGATATTTTGGTTATCGCG